ATAATGTCTCAAGAGAGACACTATGTCTCCGCACGGTGGGGTTGTTAACCCACACCTACCCTTCAATAAGAAGGATACCAGCCGATTTTGATGTGGACGAATTCGGCACGTCCAGCACGCTTCAAGTGCTCCCGATCGAGAGGCTCATTACCTCTCTTAAGGAAGAACTTGAGCAAGGCGCCGTTACCATCCAGCTTTGACACTGGAATAGTAACCTTGGCTGCAGCACCCCTGACAAGGGGGCGTTGCAGTTTATCGTCAGTTCGATGAGTTTCATACCCATCATACCTGAGGCGACCTAGCGCGGGAGATGTCTCTGAAACGTAAGGAAAGGGAATTAACTTCTCAATCCTCGCGTCCAGCCAATCTACCGTGTCACTGAAACCCTTCTTAAAAAGTTGGTTTCTCAGTGATACAATTGATTGGATCTCCTCTACGTGCCCCCGTTCGGTAGGAAACAATCTACGAACACGAATGGCAGTTATGTCATTACCGTGATAGTAGTCCTTACCGCAAGACTCTCTGAACCTTCCGGTCCAGTAAGACTTGTCCTTGTTAACTTTCAGCCCAAAAGCTTCGAGTTCTTGGATAACGGGACGCACAAACTCTACGGGAACGATAATATCGTCACCATAGAGGCGCACCTGTCCCAGAAAGGATTTAATATCCTTTCTGGTCAAGCGGCGGTTGAGCCCTTTTTGGATTCCCAGGAAGACTATAGTGCAAAACACCATAGACTCGAAAGGAAAACATAGGGCTGAACCCATAGACGCGAACTTGGCTAGGCGTATTACGCCGTGGCCAGGAACGTCAGCCTTCCGCGACCTACAATCATCGACAGCCTTCGCAAAATGAGGCCATCTATGAAGTAGGGCACGTACGTGCTGATTGGAAACACGATCAGAGGCTTCACTAAGATCTAGTGTAGCTAGGTTCTGGTACTTCGAACCTTCCAAGGCAAGTTTCTGGTTAGGAACTTGTGAACTTGAACTGATAAGTTTAGATACGATGTCATCCGCATCTATCGCTTCCGTTATTGCCTCGAGTATACCCTGCTGTGCGTATTGCATAGCAAGTGGCTCTTCAGCAATTATACGGGGTGTTTTCAACGTTTTAGGAACGAGAACTATCCTTGTGGGTCGTTCTCTTCCGGGTTCAAGATATGCCAGCTCAGGGAGATCCTGAAAGGTTCTCCAACTGGTAGCAAGAAAGTCCCGTGATGGGAAACTTGCTTCCAGTCTTTCTGGCCACTCTCGCTGATCAAATTTAGAGTTACCTCTAATTCGGTCCGCAGTAGCGCCAGAGCTGACTTTCGGGCGAATGTCTCCGTAATAGATCCTTCGATCAACCACGGAGAATACGTCCCGAAATAGGAGAGATGCCATTGATCGATATTCGACAGCTCGCGAGTTTGACTCGTCCGCCATCGAATTCGAGGCATCTGCTTCTCTGACATATCTTTCGACATCGATATACCCTTCGATTGCTGATTTTTCGCGCTCGTCTGAGCAGCGAATTTTCATCTTTCCGAACGCCATAGTAATTTGGCGCACGGCATAGATTGCGACAATCGAAGGATCATCGACCAACCGTCCACTAACACGGTCGAACACAAGACCGAGGAAACCTCCGAGAAATCGGGGGAGACCTCCCTTCCAGGTATAACCCTGAAAGAGACTGCGGTCCACGTACCCTTGTTCAAGACCTTTTTGGAGGTCCTTTGCAAAGGTAGGTAGGGTTATCGTAAGAAACGATAGCCCTTCATGTTCGACTCGCAAGCTGATCGTTCTTAGATCAGCTTGGGTGCTAGTGCCACACCACTTCCCACATTCAGTGAGAAGTTGCTGCAAGAACAACATAAGGCTCCTTGTGGTTTTATCCATAAGGTCAACTCCCTTTCTTGTTTGTAAAGGTGGGTTGTTCCATAGCCATGTTGGTGTTCTTACCGATAGGTGGAAAGAGGGGTACTACGTACCCCTCTCTACACCCTACTTACCAGCGACTAACTAAGTCAGGTAAGTAGAACAATCACTTTAGTTCTCGCCACCCAGAAGCTGGGTAACGCGAGCGCCAGAGGAAGCAGTGAGATACGCAGTAAGCGCATCTACGATCTGCTTCTGCTCCGCAACCGTATATCCGGTAACCGGAATATCAACCGTGAGATAAACACTCATGGAGTACTTGATATTCTGGGCCGAGATAAGCGGATCCGGGGCGATCTTGGCGTGACTAACGCGAATGGTCCTACGGTTTCGCTTCCCTAGGGAATGCTGGACCGAAAGACTGACATTACCGTCGTCCTTTGTAAAGGTACCGGCGTTAATGCCACTGCTCGTCCTCGGAAGAGTCTGAGCAACAGCGTTAATCGTGATTGTTTGGGGATCGGCAAAAGCCATGGCATTGTCCTAACAGTGAAGCCGCTTTTTGAGCGGCAGTAGCGACGTGGTTGCGGTTGCAACCACGAAGGGAAAGTGTCGTTTTGATTTTTGATCAAAACGCAACCCTTGGTGATCTAGTCATTCCAAGACTAGCCAAGATGGCCCACTGCCGAGCACTCCAAGTGTTCGGGTTAGAACCAAATCCGAAAGGTGTCGCCTTGACCCTCTCCTTCGAGAGAACCTCGTACTTGAGGGTCACGGTGCCGGGACGTCGATCATTATAAAATCGAACGCCATCGGCACTATGGACATGCGTACTTTTAAAGGTACGCATTAAGTATCCATAGCGTAAGACAAGGCCGTCCTGACTGAAATTAGTCCAATTGGTGACATTAGTCCCCACATTGGTAAACCAGTCAAGCAGCCAACTCCATGGTGCAGCATTCCAGATGACCTCGGGAGTAATCCCGAGTCCGAGTATTTTATCGGCATCTCGTGCCCACACGTTTATTTGGTCCATGTTGTTAACATCGCCAAAATAATAAGTGTAGGCACCGGAAAACCAGTAATGCTCTTCTGTATGAAGAGTATAACTGGAGCTGCCAACCCTTCCCGTAGGACTCTGACTCACGTTAGTGGCCAGAGTTGGATCAAACCCGTAATAATAACTATAGTTCTGGCTTGCGCCATTACCATGGTCATTAAGGGGATAATTCATCGTGACGTTGTTCCGTATAACGGTAGACGATCGCGACTTAGGGAAGTGCAAGCGACGTCGGACATTTCTGCCCGAGTCCTTATACAGTTGATCGAGAGTAGTTTTACTCGATACAACCGCCTGGAAGACCCTTGTGAGGTCAGCCAGGAGTGGGGTAATAGCAAATTGGAAGTTAATATAGTCACCGGCCGAGGCTTTCATGCCTTGTAGGATCATCTCGGAAATATTTCCCGGGCGTCCTGTAGAGCTAGGAACTAGATTATCTTTCACATATTTTGCTTGATTGCCAAAAACTGAACCCGGAACACCGTCCCGGACCAGTTCAAGAGCAGCCCCTGTAAGGTTCGCTTGTGGTGATGTGGGCGTAGTCAAACGAATAGCCTGGGGTCCATAATAAGCAGTATTAATTACTGGATTATTACGGACTTCCGAACTATTTGAGTTTGGCCTACCCGCCCATCCGGAGGGATATAATATCCCTTGAAACCAGGATCCATCTCCACCCTGAACGTAGAAGTCCTTATGACTAAGGAAACATCTACGCTTTACGGTAGTGAACGGATGACCGGAATCATGCATCCCATGGTTCGCCCCCCTTGTAAGGGGATCAGGCCCAGATTTAGATATCTCTTTAAGGATATCTCTCTGTGTCTGAAGTGCGGACTGTGGCGATATAACGGAGAATTCATCACCGCGACTTCTATAAGAAGTCGTTGATTGGTTGGAGGGAAATGAATTGTCGACCTGGTTTGAATCGCGATTAACGGATCCATTCCAAGGGGATTTGTCCCTTCTTCTGTAAATGACAACGTCATTATACAGAAGGGGCAAATCCCTTTCCGACAAATAAGTCCCAGCCATGTTAAGAGTTACCTTTCTTCTTGTAGCATCGTCGTTTTGCTTACACTGTGTAAACGAGACGATGAGAGAGCGGATGAGAATCTTAAAGTCAGACTGACTACAGTTTCTCTGTACTTCCGTCGGCGCTAAATATGCACCGGGTGCCCCCTAATAGGG